CTTGAAAACCGTCGACTGTAACAGGTCCATGAGTTCGAATCCCATCGCCTCCGCCATCTTATGTACGACAAAGCCCTGATTATTCAGGGCTTTGTCGTTTCTGGCGCTTACGAAAATTTCTGCCTTTCGGTATGTGTTCCATAACTTTTGTGGACGCGTTCCATAACTCCGACCGATTTCTCCTCTCTCCGGCGTCCTGCCAATCGTTAAAACACTCTTCATGTAACACGGTGCTACGCTGATTCCTTGGCTGCCAAGGAAACCAAAATGCCCAACTCCGACCTGCTCCCTTCCCTGCTCTTCAAGATCAACGAAAACCAGCTCGCCCTCGAAGCCGCCATCATGGAGCTGTCCAACTGGGTCGAGCAGCGTGGATCGGCAGATGTCGCTGAGAACATCCGCGGGGCACTCTGGACGATCGACAAGAACGAGGAGTTCATCAAAATGACCCTGGCGGTTTTAATGGCGCCAGACTGACAGCTCGTCGCCTTCCCCTCGCCTGCTCGGCGCACCTCGATTACTGTACATGCATACAGCATTTGTACAGCGAATCTCCCTCCATGAATTTCGACCAAGCCAAATCCCTTCGGCTCCAGCAATGGCGCGCGACTCTAGACGACCAGGACTTTCGCATGCAGAACCCGGAGGCACATCGGGAAACGCTTCATCAAATGGCTGGTGCGCTACATACAGAGGGGCTGATCGATCAGCTTGAGCAATTCGATATGAACGAGATGGCAGACGCCGCCTACTGGCATTCTGTAGAAGAGCTGCAAAACTCGCCGGGCCAGTACCGCGGAGCGTCGACCTACGATGTCGTGCAGGTCGACACCGGTAGGCTGCTTGGCAATATCAGCCGTTCCATCTTCAACTTCGAAAGCGACGAACCACGCGGCGCCTCGTTTCCCTACGACGGCAAGGTTTACTCTGGCGCGGACGGAGTGCGGCTGACCTTGGGGCTTTCCCGAAAGATCGGGACAATCTCGGGCCTGTTTCTCGAACTGAATGGGCGCCGGTACCAGCTCGTTGAAACCGAGCGGGTTGTTCGCGGGGTTGATTACAAGCCAATGGATGATCCAGACGCTTACCGCGCTCTGGTTGATGCGGCGCAAATCGCCAAAGAAGAGCGCGACCTACGCGCTTTTGAAAAGGTGCGACCTCACATCGAGTCGGCGGCTTTTTGCATGTGCCCCACCTGCCTTGATCGATTTGATGCGCGTGATGACTGCCCAACTTGCACCGGGAAAGGTTTTGTGACGAAGACGGCACCGGCGGGTCTACGCTGAAGGAACCATGCGAGGAACGGGCAATGTGTGGACGACTAACCCAGTACAGCGGCATTCACGACTTCGTAGCGGCGCTCAGCATGCCCAACGCTCTAGTCAACTCGACCGGCGAGCAACCGCTCGAGCGCTACAACGCCGCGCCGACAGCGCAGCTCGCCCTCTTCCATCAGGAAGGACAGTTCCTGCACGCCGACCTGGTTCGCTGGGGATGGCGCCCACACTGGGCGAAGGATCGCGCCGCGCCGATCAATGCTCGAGTGGAGAAGGTCGCACACGGCCCGTTCTTCCGTGCCATCTGGCCGCACCGGGCAATCATCGCTATCAACAACTGGTTCGAGTGGGTCGACGAAGGCGGACCGAAGAAACAGCCCTACTTGATCCGGCACCGGGATGGCTCGCCGATTCTCTGTGCTGCCATCGGCCAATACCCGAATCAAGAACACGGACCAAGCGAGCACGACGGCTTCGTGATCATCACAGCCGACAGCGCCGGGGGAATGGTCGATATCCACGACCGGCGGCCGGTGGCGTTATCGCCCGAGCTCGCTCGGGAATGGTTGGATCCGGCCACGCCGAAAGAACGCGCCGAGCAGATGGTCCTGCACCAGGGCGAACCCACAGAGGTTTTCGAGTGGTTCAAGGTCGACCGGGCCGTGGGGAACGTCCGAAACCAAGGCCCGGACCTGATCAAGCCGATCGATTGATCAACTGTGCGTCAGCGTTTTCAAGCGCTCCACCAGCGCGGCCTCAAAAATGATGTACAGCCTTTCCGCATCGCCGGCGCGCAAAGCCCCGCCGGTTTCCAGTCCAAGCACGAAGCCATCCGCCCGTGCTCCCGCCTTCACAGCGATGATCATCGAATCGGCCCGGACAATCTGCGCCAGCAGCCGATCGGCCTCTCTTTGCATCTTCTCGCTCAGCACCACGCCTTCCACATCAGCCACCTATTACCTTCACTACGACATCCAATAAATGACAGAAAGAACGACTGAAACCCAGATAATCGTCATCACAATTGAGTAACCAGCCAGTTGCTTGTCCATGTGCCCGCATCATCCAGATCGAACATAAATGATGGTTTACCGGTGTTCACCTCGCAACGATAGCGCCGAGCCATCACTCAGCGCACGCACGTAGGCCTGGCAAGCCTGCAGCGCAATCAGCCCTCGGTCGCCGGTGGCGGTGATGGCGATAATTCGTTGAGCATGCGCCGGGTCAAGTCGGGCTCGTACGGTTGCATGATCCACGCCGCCGGCGCTGGCGGTGGCGGTGGCTGGCATCCCACAGCCTTTGGCAGTGTCGGTTGCGTCGAGGAGGACTGACAACCGCAAATCAGAAGTGGCAAGGCGATCGCGCAGACGATCTTGGTCACGTTGGGCATCGGTCATTTTCCTGAAGTGGGTTTGCTCGCTGGCCGCCAGCCGCTGCTCGAGCGCCAGACGTTTGTCCTGCTCGGCCTGCTGCGCGGTCGCCGCGGCCTGAGTCAGTTTATTGAGGGTTTCGGCGTGCTGCTGGGCTTGCTCGGCCAACTGCTTGCCATAGCGCCAGTCCTGAAACTGCCAGGCGCTGCCGGCGCCGATCAGTACCAGCGCCAGCACGCCCACCGTTTTCCACGGAACGACCATCACGGCACATCCTTGAAGAAGACGTGGCCGCCCAACTTGAGCGTCTGCTTGGCCTTCGCCGCCCAGTCCGGCGCCTTGATGCTGCTGGCGTAGTAGTGCGTGGCGCCGCCGGTGGGATCCTGTACCTTGCCGTCGATCACCTGGTCTGCAGCGATACGGCATTGCGCCAGCTCGCGGAACGGGATTTCCTTCAGCCCGATTAGGAACTGATAGTTCGGGTCGGTCTTGTTCCAGCAGCTGAACTGGTACTGCTTCTGGCAGACGCCGGCGTAGCCCTCGCCCCACCACGAATTGGTCTTGCCGTCGAACACGCGATTGCGGATCGTCCAGGCCACAGCGATCTGCCCGGCCGTACCTTCGCCGCGGGCCTCGCCCCACAAGGTGCGTGCAAGAATGTCGCGGTCTTTATCGGTTGCAGTCATCACTATTCTCCAGGCAAAAAAATACCCGCTCGATGGCGGGCTTGAAAATTCAGATTAAGGGCAGCGTGCTACCATCGGCGCTCAAATAACGCTGGATGGAAAGTTGCGGAATGAATCGAGACACGTCTTACTTGAACGGTATCCGGGCCTTCGCGGCTTTTTGGGTTGTTACCGGACACTGTTTCATTTGGGGCGGTTCATGGTTGGAAATGTCGGTTCCTGCGCCAAAGATCGCTGTTGACCTCTTTATGGTGTTGTCCGGATTCCTGATGGCCTACACCGTTCAAAACCGTGAAACGAGTGAGCCAATGTCCAGCCCTGCCAATTGGTTGCGTTTTTACGTCCGCCGTTATTTTCGACTGGCCCCCGCGTATTACCTCTGCCTGTTCCTGGTAGTCGTCTTGGCCCCAATTTATCTTGGCGGATACACACACTTACGCGAGCTGAACCCGGCCCTCTGGCAAGGTGACTGGGTCTACGATCCAGCAAGAACAAATTACACGATTGGCAACTTGCTACTGCATGTCTCGTTTCTATTCGGCCTGTTCCCCACTTACTCTTTCTCGACGTTTTTGCCGGACTGGAGTCTCAGCCTGGAGATGCAGTTCTACATTGTATTTCCATTTATCTATCTCGCGATGAAGCGTTTCGGGGCTGGCAAAACAGCGGTCGTGCTTGCACTGTTTTCCTACGGGTTCATGTGGGTGTTTAACCAAGCGGTAGTAGCTGGCAAAGCAAATGCCTTTTTTGAGCCTTCAATGCTGTTTTTCAAGCTGCCGATCTTTCTCGCTGGCGTGCTGATTTACCGGGCGGCATCAACTGCAACCACATCGAATTGGCATCGACTTGCTTACGTTCTACTTGCCTTGCTGATGTGCGCGAAGCTTGAGGATATCTACCACGGCCAAGTAATTTACCTCGTTGCGCTGGTTGCATTAATGTCTGTCATGGCCATACCGTACCGTCCTGTTGGGCGCCACCTGACCGGCCTCGAAACACTATGCCGCAGCAGGATCGTCACATTCATGTCGGACGTTTCATACTCGGTTTACCTGTTCCATGGCCTGTTCCTAGCGATTGTTGGCTCGCAAATTGGCATGGCGGCAAAAGCCGCCGGTCTGCCTCTTATTGTTGGCACACTTGCGATCTGGCTGGCCGTAATCGTACTAACCTATGCATTCAGTTATCTCGTATTTCGCTTTGTTGAGCTGCCCGGAATTTCGCTTGGAAAATCGGTAATTGATCGATTTAACACCGCGAAAGTTTCCATGGCGGATAGTCGATAGGTAACTAAAGAGGCCTTAAATCGGGTTCAGCTGAGTGAGCGTATGGCATCCGGACAGCGGGTCTCAACAGCGAGTTTGGGCGTTCAGTCAAGGTCGGCTCGCAAAGGTTTCTCCAAGTAAAGGCGCGGCGACGATCTCAGGAGTCGCGGGCTCCGCGGGCCATACGGGCGCCTCGTACCACGTAGGCTGCACCGTGACCTTTCCCAGTGCGAACTTGTACGTTTTCCACGCCTTCAGGTTGAGCAGCAATGCGGCCTGTTCGGCTTCGTCCTCTGCGGTTGCCTCGCCGATATCGATGCCGAAACCGATCGTATCGATACGGTCTTGAATGCGGGCGATTTGAGTGATCGCTTTCACATTGCGCGTCGCGAGATCGGCCTTGGCCGCGCTCAATTGAGCAGCCTGAATCGCTGCATCCTTCATCGCCTTGGTGACGAGTTGGCTCCAGTCAATATTCATTGCTGCAATTCCTCTACAGGCTCTGGTAACGGTTTCGGAAATGCGACTGGGCCGTCGGCGACATCGAGCAGAGGCAACGGAAAGGCCTGTTCAGGACTGAAATTTTCAGGAATCGGCAAGATCAACGTGAGTTCGAGCTCCCCATTGATATTCTCGACCTTATCGAAAAACCATTCTGAATTAATCGCCGAGGCTGGCAACGTATCGCCGTCCGCGATCGGTGAAAAGTCGAAGTCTTCGCCATTCACGGTCAATACGTTTCCAGACTTGAGCACGACCAAAGACTGATCGCGTCTTTGAGGTGAAAGGATAATCTTCATTAAAACCATCTCCCTATAGCGATTCGCGAAAGCCTTGCACCTGTAAGCGTTTTCGCAACTTCTGCAAACGGGTAACAAGCTGGCCATGCGGTGGCACTGGCCGCACCAGCAGGGCCGCTCCACGAAGCTCCTGTACCTTCGAAAAATTGAATAGTGGCTGGCGTGCTTACGAATGCCACCGCGTAAGCAACAGAGGGGGCCGGGGATGCAAAAAATATGTAGCCTGACGCGCCGGTGATAACGACGCTAGCGAACGTGTCCACTCTCCAGCAAATTTGCGTGCCATCGGCATAACGAACAAATTCGCCGTTAGCGTTGCTGCCCCTTTCAATTATCGCCCCTGTAGGAACCCCACCAGATTGCGATACCGTTCCAACGATCGCAGCGACAGCGGCTGATCCGAGACCAAGCCCCATACGAGCAGCCGCTTGAGTTTTACCGCCAGTTCCTCCCATGGTGACCGGGACAGCGGTGGTTAGCGCGGTGAGCGCGGTGATGTCGTCGTTCGCGCCAGATTTGGCAGCCGCTAATGTGGCCCGAGCTGCTGGTGCGTCCGCGTCATTCAGCAATCCTTGGATAAACACAGACAGGTCAGCAATGCCGGTACCGCCCTTGCTGGCCGGCAATATGTCGTAGTTGCCAGTGGTTCCGAGCAAAGCCAGCTTATCGCCGTAATCTTTGAGGATTGCGCGCACCTGGTCGGACAGATCCTTCTGATAGCCCTGTACCGGCATGATCGAATAGAAGCCGCCTGCCGCTGTCGGGCCTTCGTAGTTCGGCGAGATCGACAGCGCGGTATTACTGGCGATGTTGGTCACCTCGTACCAGCGACCGTCCGGCCCGCGTAAGCCATCGCCGACCCGACTGTTGGCAATGAAAGCAGTGCCCACACCAATCACTGCATTGGAATTTTGGACGACAGAAACCGTCCCGGTTTTGTACCAGGGCATGATGTATTCCTATTGATGGGTTAGACCGTCTGCTTCGCAAAGACTGCCGGCAGGAAAAAGGCGAATGGATTGTTGGCTGCAACCGTTACCGCGTAGAGCGTGTTTCCTGAGAAATCCCATGTGCAATACAGCTGCCTTGGGATCGGCCCGCCAGAAACCATGGTCATTCCGAAGTTATTGATAAGCATGAATTCGTTTTGGGGAAAGCTGAACGGCACAGAATAATAATTTCGGTACAGACCCTGGTCGTCCTGATCGGATTTAACGTATGTCCAGCTCTGGAAAGACCGCGTAAATGTGGCGTTGGGCGTTCCGGAGTCGAACAGCATTTTTCCGGTCCCGTCCCAAAGCCGCATGCCGTATTGGGCGACAGCTTGCGCCGCGAACGCTCCCACAAAATAGCGCCCATTCGGCTGAGCAGTTGCGCTGCTGTAAGTCCGAACATAGAACCCGGTCCAGTTTCCGGCTGATCCTATCAACCGCATATTGCTCAGACCTGCTATCAAAGCGCTGTTGTCAGGCCGGACAAACACCAACGGCGGCTCTTGGGATGTCACTGGCCTCGCGAAGTAAGTTGTTGATCCCATGCCGCCTTCTTCAGTCGGCGAATATCTTCCACTTGCAATGACCATCAACCGGGCAAACTCCGAATCGATGGTCACCACGTTGCTGTTGTTTGTGAATTGAAGGCCGTATCCCGCCATCAGTTGAACCTCATCACGATCAGTCTCATCGTCCCTGAAGCGATCATACTGGCGTACCCCCGTGTGTGGTTGTAGACCCTTGCCACATTGTCGACGAGCTCAGTCTCGAACTGCTGTTGTTGGCTGGTGTACGTGCCGATGGGCACGACAATCGCACAACCGTTAGCTGGCCCAACGCCGGGGACCGAAAAGTCCTGGTTGGTCTTCGCCGCGTTACTGAAGGTCACCAGCGTCGAAAGCACCACGCGGATGGTGAAAGAGTTCTCATCGACCTGGAGAGCGCCGTCGGCGCCCCAAATCCGCATTCCATATGCCATTGATCACCCCAAATAGCCGAGACGAACGCGCAGCACGTTGTTGGCGTCATAAACCGAGACGTTCAACGAATTGATCACCAATCGCCCCTGTCCAGGGACAATGCCATTGATCTCAAGCGTTCCGTCTTTATTGAGAATCCAGCCTTGCTGGCCGGCGATGTAGTTGGTTGAGCTGATGTAGCTGCCGATCTTGGCGTTGGTGATCGTGCCGTCGGCGATGAATGCAGAGTTGATGAACACCTGCCCACCTTCCACCGCGAATGGCACCGCGATGGCGCCGCCGGCAATGGTGTTGACGATTGCGAACCGGTCAGCACTGACCAAGAACTGGCTCTGTAATCCCGCTCCGGTGTTCTCGATGCCAAGCCCGATGCCGGCCGCGACATACTGCCCATTCGCCGTAACCTGCATTTTCACCGACCACATCGTGTTCAGTTTTCCGGCCGTGTCCGCGTAGGCGGTCGAGGTCTGCTGAATGGACGCCGAGTTTTGCCCGACGGAAACATTCAATTGGTCGATTTTCGTTGCGGTTGCCGATTCGTTTGTAGCGACCACCTCTTCAAGCTCGGTGATGTTGGCAGCGTTCTCTCCGATTTTCGCGTCGAAGGTCGTTACGCGCCGTGCCATTGCTTCGTTTTCGGAGGCGCGAACCTTCGATTCGGATGCGATCGCTGCGGTGCTGGTATAGCTCTTGATCGCGTCTGCAAGATCACCAGCGCCATCATCGTCTCGATAGGAGGCGCGCAGGGCTTCGAAGGACGTTGCCTGGGCCGTAACCACGCCGTCGAGTTCAGTGATCTCGGTGGTGTTGGTCGCAACCTGCTGGGCGAGTCCGCTCGCTGTCTGCACGGTCTGGCCCACGTCCAGCCAATAGGCCGGATTCGGCGGCGGCGTCTCAATCGGCACCGGGCCGGTGGCCTGATAGATCCGCTTGCCGACCACCACAAGATCGTATTCCTCGTAGGTCTCTTCTGGGTCGTAGCCCTTCAGAGCATCCAGCGCATCGATCTGCGCCTGTAGACCCGGAATCAAGTTGATCTTATCGACGATGTCCTGACCGAGCTGGGTCTCGCCAACCTGATGAGCAATCAACTCCAGAACTGCCGACGCGTCGGAGCTGGATTGCCCCTGCACACCCATACCGATCGGATACCAAGGCCCTATGTTGCCGATCTTGTCGACGATGCGACCCCAGAAATAAAAGGTCACGCCGGCGCGCAGGCCGAGCATTGAGAAGTCACTTTGCGGATAGGCCAGGTCTGTCAGCTTCGTGGCCGCATCAAGCTGCGTCGTAGGTCCATACCAGATCTCCGTCCGCTGGCTGTCCTCGGCGCCAGCAGGGAATCCCCACTTCAGGTAGATGCCGAACAGCAGCGGCGTGGCCGCCAGATAGCTGAGCGCCGGCGGCAGCCCCTGCTTTCCGCTGAGATTGGTCAGGATCGAGTTGCGCCAGATGGACGAGATGTCGAAGGCGCTCACCGCACGCACCCGAGCCACGTAGGCACCGGCGTAGATACCGACCACGTCCACGTTGGTCATGCCGGTGCGCTGCAGCTTGATCCAGTTGCCGCTGTCCTTGCGCCATTCCACGTCATAGCCGACTGCGCCATCCACGGCGGGCCAGCTGATAGTCATCGTGGCCACCGCCAACCCCTGCACCACCGACGACGTCGATGTGAGGCTCACGCTCGCCGGCGCCGGAACCACGGTGATCGGGATCACGCTGATCGGCCGTTCTTCCAAGCGTGCACCGGTGTCGATATAGGCGAACTTGCTCGGCTGGAACTGCAGCGCACTGATCTCGAAATCACCTTCGGTGGTACGCTTGGTGCGCAGCACGCGATACAGCGGAATCGCCAGATCATCGGCGTCGAGCGCCCATTGCAGTTGTGCGACTGGAGGCTCGCTGTAGGCGACAGTCACCGTCACCGCGCGGCCATTGACGCTCTGCACGGTGCGCCCTTCGGCGCGGCCGCCTGGCAAGTTGATGATCAACCGATCACCGGCCTTGCCCTGAGTGTCGCGATCGAGCGTGACTACACGTCCAGCGGCTGACGAGATGCGGCCGCCGACCTCCCTGCCCGCCAGCAACGAGTCAGCCACCGGGATGATATGGCCCGGCAGAGGTATCACGCCTTCCATGCCGGTCTTGAACGAAACGGTGCGGTCTTGGTTGTTGCTCAAGATTGCCCACTTGCCACGGCGCTGGGCCTCGGAGGCGCGGGTGCAGCCAATAGCACTCAGCTCGGTCGGCCGGTCGCCATAGCGGCGCTGCAGATCCAGATCCGCGAACGGAATGACGTCGGTGTCGTAGTTGTTCGCCGGGTTGTCGTAGCTGACCAGTGCTCGGGTGTACCGGGTTTTCGCCGAGGCGCTGCCATACGAAAACTTGCCGTCGATGACGTTGGCCCGGGTGAAGACGTAGTCGAAGTCCTGCGCGCGCGGCATGTCGGCCTGCATCACCAGCTGGCCCTGCGCCCAGTACGTCATGCCCCGGTAAATCGCCGAGATATCGCGCAGCAGCGACCATGCATCTGCCTTTCCCTGCAGGTTCATGTCGCAGAGGAAGCGCGGTTCGGTACCGCCGAGGCCATCCGGCACCAGCTGGTCGCAGTACTGGGCGATCCGGTACAGCTCCCACTTGTCGACCATGAACGGCTTGATGCGCTTGCCCAGGCCGAAGCGGTCTTCAGTGCAAATGCCGTAGGTGATCCACGCTGGGTTATTGGTCCAGGCCGATTTCATCGAGCCGTCCCATGTCCCGGTGTAAGTGCGCAGGATCGGGTCGTAGTTGCTGGGCACCATCCAGCGACGGGCCTTGCATTTCACGGTCACCGCGGGGATGTTGGTGAATTGCTCGGCGTCGAACTCGATGTAGAGCAGCGCGGTGTT